TCGGGGTGCCGGCCACAGCGCCGGTCTTGGCATTGATGACCGCCGAGTTCGGCATGGCGGTCTGCGCGCGGTCGATCGAGGCGGAGTTCAGGGTGCCGGCAGCGGCGAGCTGCGGCAGGATGGGCGCCAGGCCCAAGGTCAGAAGGGCGGCGACGTCCCTCTGAGTCAGCATATCGGACATTATGATTCCTTTGAGTTCACGAGGAGCGCACGGGGCGGCATTGCGCCGCCCCGGTCAGCCGCCATTACTGGATTGCAGGCTCCCACTGGACGTTTTGGATCACGGCGACGGAGCCGCTGTGACGGAGCTGGAAGTCGTGCTCCGCGATGGCGCGGATCAACGTCTGGTCATTCTGGAAGGCCGACCAGGTCACGCCGTTGGTGTCGACGTAGTTGCCCTCGCGGCTGACCGCGATCTCAAGCTGCATCGAGTCCAGGATCATCGACTCGGTCATTTCGGCCAGGAAGATGAATGAGCCGACCGTCGAGGTGCCCGTGCCGTCGTAGTAGTTGCCGGGGATCTGGTTGGTGGTCTTGACCGGATAGCCGTACAGGTTCTTGGTCTTGCGCAGATCCGGGAAGACCGGCAAGCCCAGGCTGTTCAGCAGGCCGCAGAGGGCGTTGAACACGCGCGGCGACATGAACCACACGCGATTCATATCGGACACGTTGGCGACGTCGAGCTTGTTGATGGCGCCGATCAGCTCGTTGATGATCGTGGCTTCGGTGTACGCCTCGGTCGACGTGATGAAGTTGCCGCCGTTCGAGCCGATCAGGCCGTTCACGACCGAGCCGTTGACGGCCAGGGTCGAGTTGGCCGAGGTCGACCAGGTGCCCGGAGTGCCGCCGTTCTGTGCCACCCACTTATTGGCGAAGCCCAGGAAGCCCATCGGGCCGCCCGTGGTGCCGTCGCCCAGCAGGAAGGCGAGGTCTTCGCGCAGCGCGATCACCTTCACCAGGTCATCACGAACCACCGCGTCGATCGCCGGGTCCGCATAGCGCATCATGTCGTTCGACACGGGCACCAAGGCGGTCAGCTTCTTGTAGGTGGCGACGATCTGATCGAAGGTCTGCTGGCTGGAAGCGACCTTCTGGTTCTCGCCCTGGTAGGAGGCGATTGCCGGGGTCGCCTGGCCGGGCAGCGTCATGGTGCCGCGAGGCATGGCCATCACGCGCGGGTTTGACGCGCGGACCACGGTGGCCGGACGCAACAGCTCGATCAGCTCGGCCACGTAATCCGGGGGAATCAGGTAACCGCCGCCGGTGCCGGTGCTGACGCCCAGCGCCTTGGTAACCGGATGGCTCTCGCCGTACAGGTCATGGGCGCGGTCCTTGGCCAGGCGGGCATTGCCGCCCTCGGCGCCCAGCATCTTCACGATGCCGCCGATGACCAGGGACTTCTCCTTGACGTACTTGTTCGTCTCGGGAGTCGCCGGGACGGTCTCGGGCGCCTGGACGCTGCCGTCCAGAGGGTTGTGCTCCTTGGCGGTCACGACGGCGGCGGCCTGGGCGCGCGCCAGGAGGTCGATATCCTTCTCGACGGTTGCCACTTCGGCCTCGGCGTCATCGAACGCCTTGATTCGGGCTGCGCGGTCCTCGGGGGTCTCGTTGGCCTTAGACAGGGCCAGGTCGGCCATTTTCTTGGCCAGTTCCGCCTTCTTCTGGCGGAGTTCGTACATTTTGGGGTGCATAGGGCTCCAACTTCGGGAAAAGGGCGTCTCACGACGCGCTGGGCGGCCTTGCCCAAGGGCCACGTTGAAGGGCAAGCCGGCCGGAGCCGGTATTAGAGGGCGGCGATGCGCGCCCTTAGCTGCAGGTTCAGATCCTCGGCCGACTTCTTGTTGGCCTCGTCATCTTCGTCGTTGGTCGGCGGTGGCTCGGTTCCGTCCTCTGGATCGGGGTCTGCCGTGTTTCCGCCCTGCTCGACCACGTTCGGCTTGGGGCCGGCGATAGCGCTCTGTTTCTCCAGGAGGGCCAGGAGCGCCTTAATCGATGCCGACAGGTCAGACAGCTCATCCGAGCTGAAAGCCTTCCCGGTGACTTTTGCATCAGGGTTGCAGCCGATGACGACGCATGACAGCTCAAGCAGCTCCCAGGTCTTGAAGAGGTATCCGCCGGTACTCTTGTCATAGTCGTAATCGATTGGGTCGAACCCGACGGACACGTCGGTCAGAACGCCGGCCTTATAGAGTTTGCAGGCAAGGTCGGCGAGTTCGCTGACGCCTTCGTCGAGGAAGGTGATGACAGTCTCGACGCCGGCAGCTTTTACCGACACCTCGCCGGAGCCGATGACGCTAGAGATCGAGGCGTCGTGGTCGGCCAGGATCGTCACCCGGCCTGAGGTCTTGCAGCCGGCCGGCACCAGGACGTCATCGACCCGGTCCATGGTAGCGCTCGACGCCAGCACTTTGATCTGGCGCGGGCCGAGCCCGGCGCCGTCCTTCTCGACCGAGGCCGAGAAGGACTTCGTGTTCAGTTTCATCAGAGGTTCCCTTAAAGCTCGCCGCTGGGGTCGTCTTGTGGATCTGGGTCGGCTTCATCCTTGCCCGGCGTCTGATCGCCGTTGGTGGCGACTCCAGGCGTCGTGGCATTGCCGGCTGCCGGCGCTCCAGCACCATCTGGCGCCGTGCCGGTCATGTCGGACCCGAGCGCCGCCGTGTTGGCGGGCACCATGAGGGCGTCTCCGCCTGGCTTGGGGTCCAGCCCTTCGCTCTCGCGGATTTCGTTAGGAGTGATGAAGCCGCTCAAGACTCCGATGCGCGCGGCGTTGTAGCGTGTGGCGATGTCGGCGCGCAGGAGCTGCGCTTCGTCGAGGTCGACCTTGTACCCGGACTTATCCAGGTCGAAGCGCCGCTCGATCTTCTGCTCCCACATTTCGAGGTCGGGCATCACCGTGTGGTTGACGTATGCCTGCTCTTCCTCGGCCGGGGTGATCTTGGTCGACGTGGTTCCGGCGACGCCCAGGCGGGACAGAGGGACGTCAAAGAAGCGCGCGATGTCGGCGACCTGGAAGGTGCGGGACTGCAACAGCTCCATGTCGACACTGGTGAGCTGGAGCTGCTGCCACTTGATCCCCTCTTCCAGGACCGCCGTGGTGCCGACGTTGTTCAGGCCGCCGACGAACTGCTGCCAGCTAGCTTTCAGGCGCTTGGACGTCTCTTCGTTCAGCTTCTTTTCAGACTGCAGGACACCGCTGGGCCGCGCGCCATTGCCGACGAACCGGCTCATCTGCTGCGACAGGGCCATGTCGAGGCCGATTGAGTCGCGGGCCAGGCCGACTGTCGAGGCGCCCATCAGGATGTTGAAGCTGGGGCCGCGCAGATGGAGGATGTCTTCCTCCGGGATGGTGACCGGGAAGTTCTGCAGCATGTAGATCTGGAACAGGCCGAGGCGATTGACGCTGTAGAAGATCTCGCCGTTGGCCGCTTCCAGGAGCTGGACTGCGTCAGGGTTGATCGGGATCAGCTCGACCGGGTTTCCGGCCGAGTCGCGCAAGACCGCCGCATAGGCATTGCCGCGCAGCAGATAAGACAACTGCATGTCGCGGGAGAACTCGAACCAGGTCTGCTGCCGGTTCGGCCGCTTAAAAAGCTTGGCGACCGGATGGGTCGATTTGGCTGGGGTAAGCTTGCCGTTGCGGGCCTCTTTGTAGAGGCGTGGCGAGCATCGGGCCACGTCTTTGGCGCGCACCGTGACGCACGCATAAACGGCCGAAACGGTCATCGCCGTGCCCTGGCTGACCATCATTCCGCTGGCGCTGGATACCGCGCCGAGCGGGGGGATCACGCCTGAGTTCGGGACGCCGGAATAAGTTCGCTGCGCAGGCACGGAAAACATTGAGGTGAAAATGCTCATGCCTCACCCCGCTGCTCGCCCTGCTGGAAAGTCAGGCTCTCCCGTCGCGATTTTTGCCGCGCCAGGAGAGCCACGCCGGCCAGGAGGAGGCTGCCGGCGGAGACGAATCCGGCTGGCGGATATGCCAACCAGAAACCGTATGAGATGAGTCCGACACCGGCCAGGCCGATGCCATCCACCGTGATCTCGGGGGCTGCGCGCCACAAGGCGCCGGCCACCCGACCGATGCCGTGGGCGATGCGGATCATTAAAGGCTCCAACTAAGGGAAAACTGCGTCTCACGACGTGGGTAGTGGTGCGCTACAGCCGTGTGTTAATTCGGCTGCAGCGCACCGTGGGCCGGGAGCGCAGCAGCCCCGTTTAACAGCCCAGACATTTATGGGCCGCACCCGATTGATAGGGGGCTGGGACGACGACCACCTCGTCCCACTCACAGATGCTCCAGTTGCGGGAGCATCGCCCATACGTTCGCCCCAGACACCGCCACCATCAGGTGGAACGCTCGCTCGGTGGCGGCTGCGGTGAATGGGGCTATCTCTGCGGGGCGGGTGCGTGGCGGAAACCGCCAGAGGCATCCCGCCCCTATGCTCCGAGAACGAGCAAGCCGGCCGGCCGCTCGTCCGTGTTTTCGTACCGACTCTTCATGCTCGGCGCGTCGTTGGTGAGTGCTCGCGCAATGGCAGTGACCATTGCCGCGGCACCATCGATCTTGGCGAACGGTCGCCCCTTTTCCTTCTGAGGCAGCACATTCTCGGCGACGTCTTCCTTGCCGACGACGTTGCCGACGCACCAGGACATGCAAGGGTTGCCATCGTGAAGGATGCGCCCGTCGAGAATGGCCGCGTCGATCTCCTTGGTTGGCTCGGACAGGTTTCGGGCCGTCTGGGGGACTTCCGTCACCAGCATGCCCTTCTCGTCTTGCCACCACTGCGCATTGGCGCGGCACTGCCAGGGGTCATAGCCGACGTCTCGGGCATTCACACGCTCAGCCAACTCGGCGACGACCTCGCGGATCTCCGCCTCGTCGATCGTGTCGCCGTCCATTTCCTGTAGCCATCCGTCCTCGATCCACTCGGCATAGGCGCCGGCATTCGGGCCCTCTATGGTGGTAGCGTGCGGCGTGAACAAGAGCGGAAACACGCGCCAGTGGCGCTTGCCGTTTTCAGCTTCCTTGACCATAACAACGACTATCGCCGTCAAGTCCTTCTTGGTCGACATGTCCACGCCCAGGTAGGCGTCCCAGCCGTCGTTGACCAGCTCGTCCATGTCGAGCGACATGTCGGCGAGAGCGTTCCACTTCAGCCGGTCGAACAGCGGCGACCCGGCCTGAACCCATTGGTTCAGATGCTTTGTCTTGAACGTCGCCAGCTTGCGCGGACTCGCCATCGCATCGGCGAGCTGCCGTTGCAGATATGGGATCATGACCGAGACGCCGTAATTCGGATTCGCCTTGAGCATGGCGATCTCTGAATTCCATTCGTCGTCTTCGTCCGAGTGGTAGATCTGCGCAAAAACGTGATCGCGCTCGACGACGCCCGTCAGCATCTCCTCGCACTCTTTGTCGAGGATATAACAGGGGCCGCCGATGTTATCGCCGGCCGTGGTAATGATCAGCAGCAGCGCCTGGTCGCGGGCGCCCATGCCGGTAACCATCGTGTTCACAAGGTCGTCGGTGTCGTGCTCGTGATATTCGTCCACGATCGCGCAGCTCGGGCTCGCGCCATCACCGGGCTTGCCGATTACGGGCTCGAACTTGGAGCCCTTAGCCATGATGTGAAGGTTCGAGGCATTGACCGTCAGGCCGTACTTTGAGCACAGCGCGGGCGTCCGATTGGCCATTAGCTTGGCCGGGATGAAAACCTCCAGCGCCTGCTTTTCAGAGGTGGCGCCGGAGTAAACTTCAGCGCCGAACTCGTTGTCGGCGCACAGCATGTAAAGGCCGATTCCAGCGCTGATCGCCGACTTGCCGTTCTTGCGCGCCACCCGGAGGTAAGCCTGGCTGAAACGGCGCAGGCCGGTGTCCCGATGGACCCAGCCGAAGACGTTGCAGATGAAGAAAAGCTGCCACGGTTCGAGCTTCAGCGTCTCTTTTTTGGCCGCCCACTTGCCCTTTGTGTGGGGAAGCAGCTCGATGAAGCGGCAGGGACGGGCGGCTTTGGCAGGATCATAAATGTAAGGAAAATCGTCGTTTTCCGACGATTCGGCGCGCTCTAGCTCTGAAAAGTACCTTTTCGCAGCCAGAATCGTCAGTTTCCCGGCGGGTATTTCCTCGGAAATGACGTCGAGCGCATACTGGTGCGCGCTCGCGGCATGCTCGTTCATGGCCCACGGCTGCGGCGCAGCGGGCGCCTTTGCCGTTTTGTTGGCCATCACTGCCCCTTACAGAAACTTTTGGGTCTTCACGACCGTCGCGGCGCCGGCCGCCACAAGGGACAGCGCCTCAATGTCCCAGTACCAAGCCTGTGCGCTGGCCGTCTGGTTGGTGGCCGGGCGGTATGGCAGCGGTGAGCCGGACGGGTGCGGCCGACCTGGCATGCCCTCGTCTGCCGCGAACTCGATCTCCTGATACGTCGTGTTCGACGTGATCTGCAGGAGGTACATAGTCTTGAACGGCAGCGTCACCGACGGAGCCGATTTGATGGGCGTAGGAACGGACGCGATAGTCGCGGTGCCGTGGGTCTTCTGGACTGCGGTCTGCGTCATGGTGCTCCTTGGTGCGATTATGCGGGGCGATGCGGAAAACCGGCGTACCGTCAGGTTCGGTTGTTCCGCACCATGGCGGCCTACCTGCTCTCGCCCCATTTGCGCCTCGCCTCCGGCTCTCCCGGCGCAAATGTAGGGTTGGTCGGGGTGAGAGGACTTGAACCTCCGGCCTCCTGGTCCCAAACCAGGCGCTCTTCGCAGGCTGAGCTACACCCCGACTCTGGAAACGGACGCCGTACATAACCGACCGGCGGGATTCGAACCCGCGCTCACCCCTCCAACGGGGCTGCCTTACCGCTTGGCTACGGCAATGGTCATGTACGGCTTTGGTGGCGGGGGCCAGATTTGAACTGGCGACCTTCAGGTTATGAGCCTGACGGGCTACCGGGCTGCCCTACCCCGCTCGAATTTCAAATCCCCGGCGCGCGCCTACTGGGCGTGGAGCGCCGAGGGTGCGGCGCCAATCTCCGCCATGGGCAATATGTGTGGCTTTGGCTTTGGGCTACGGTCCGGCATGCTCCTACGCCCGCTTGGCCGGAATCATCCGGCTCGAAAGCCGGCGATCAAATGTCGTCGAACTCGTTCACTTCGCCCTTCGGCGCCGCTGCGACGCGGGACCGATCGGCCGGCGTCAGGCCAAACTTGGACAGCAGGAGAGCAAGGCGTCGGAACGCTTCGTTGATGCGCGCGATCTCTGGCCGCGGCCTGAACATCACTCCGTCCTTGCCCCACGAGGCGTAGGAGCGTTCTCCGGCCTGGGCGATCTCGATGTCCTGGACCTCACCGGTCTCTTTGTTTCGGATGCGGGCAGTCAGAGGATTCGCCAGGCTCTGGCGTGCCTCGTGCAACTCGGCAAGGGCCTCGCAAGTCTCGGCGAGGGCGTAACCGTCGGCGACGGTTAGCACGCCCATATCCGACGTCAGCTTTACCAGGTCAGGCCAGTGGCGGGCGCCGCGCTCAGACAGGAATGCCGGCGGATCACCGGCGAGCGTTTCATCCGCCGCCGGTGGCTTTGGCTCATCCGGGTTAATGCGACATGGCTGCGCAGTGCCGGCCAGCTCCTTGAGGGCCGTAGGCTTGCGCGGCCTGGCCATTTACTTCTTGATCGGAACGGCGGCCGGCTTCTTCACCGGCGGTGAGTATCCGCCCTTGCCGGCGGATGGGGTGGATGGCTTGCTAGTCTTGGGCCCGAAAATTCCGGACATCACTCAATCCTCATAAATGCTGAGCCAGCCCGCGAGCCATTCGCAATGGGCGAACAATTCGCTGGCGACATCGGGGTTGTAGGGGGTGTCGGTTTCCATCTTTCCGGCCAAGCAGGCGTCAGCCCCGTCGGCGTAGGGATCGGCGTCATCCATCAGCGCTTCCTCATTTTCTTGACCAGCTCGGTCTTGAGCTTGTGGCAGCTCTGGCACCTGGTCAGGCAATTCTCCGGGTCGAACGGGTGTCCTCCGTCGCTCAACTCGACGATGTGATCCACTTCCAGCCGGCCGCCGAATCCGTTGTGGGGGGTCTTGCACAGGGGATCTCGGCATCGGTGACCGTCACGTTCCAGGACGATCTCCTTGGTGATGCGCCAGTCTTTCGTGCTATAGACGCTGTTCCACGACTTTGTCTTCGGCGGCCGGACATAGGGTTTGGGCGGCGCCGCGCGGTGCCGCTGCGGCGACCAAGCCATTAGATCAGGTCGTTGAGGATGTCGATGGTGGTCTGGGCCAGCCAGATGGTCGCGATGCAACCGATGTCGACGCCAGCCGTGAGCAGCAAGCCGAACAGGGCCGCCACGGTGACCAGCATGAACGGCAGCATGATCAGCGCTTTCAGCGTCTCGCGAAGCGCGTTGACGAAGCGCGACTCGGCCGCGGCATTCGCCTGTTTTCTGAAGAATTTCAAAGTCTTGCGCAGCATTCCTCCAGTCCCTCCTCGACTGATTTGCCGACCCTTGCTTTCTTTTTCCATTTTGCACGGATAAAAAAATGAGGGCGGGCTCGGTTTTATCATTAAAATCAAGTACTCAGCGAAACCCCGCCCCCTATGGCGAACCCGCTGAAGTCTCATTGACTAATGATTGTCATTGTTGGTGGTCGTAACAAGTAATGAGCATGTATTTACATGCAATCAATACTTTCCACCACTATGCATGTGCCTCACACATGCATATCAATACATAAATGTCCGTCATGGCCCGCACTTGATGCTACAGAACACCACAAAACACTATGTAAACATTATCGTGATTACTTGATGCACTTCGCGGTGCCGCGCCTATCACCTCCGCTTGGCGATTGCCGCACGGTTCAGGGGACAGTAAGCGCGGACAGACACAGCGGGACCGCTATTGCGGCCGATCCGTCTCTTGCTGATAGGGCGCCTGTCCCTAACGCATTGTCTGATCGGCAGAACTCGCACCCTTGTGATGCTGTGTCTGTAGCTTCGCTCTAATGCCTGCTGTGTGTGTTGTGTGCCGCCGCCTGTCCAACGTCTCGCTTGAGTGCGCTCCGCTCATATAGAGCCGGGAAAACGCCTTGGGTAACAGAATGAGACAGAGGCACGCCACACACAGCAAAAAGGCGCCTTGTGTGGCGCCTTCGCTTTCGACCCATTTCGGATCATGGGCAGATAATGCTCTCGATTGTCCCGCCTCGAAAGGGGATGGC